GCCATATTCTACTCCTTTTTATGTATCACTGAATGGTGTTGCTAGTGATCCAGAACCAAGTAACAGTGAGTTATGCACTAAATATTCTGCACTTTGTAAAGCTGTTATTTGAAGAACTGAACCAACAATACCACCGGTTGTAGTACCATTCATTGATAATACGTCATTGGATGCGCCAGGAAAGAAAGTAGAAACTGTACTTCCGGATAATCCGATTGCACATGCACCAACAAATTTATCTGTGCCATCAGTAACAATCTGAATATCAGTAGCTGTGATATCTACATAGAAATACCAGCTAGCACCAATGTTGCTTGGGTTGTTATAATCAGTAGGACCTGCTACTGCTGCATCAGCTGAAGCATTAATACTTGGTAAAGTAAAAATACCATCTGCATCTTGTAACAATAAGATTCTACCAGCATGATCGTTTACTGTTAATGATGTATTAGCAGTAAGTGCTTTTGTGATTCCTGGACCTGTTGTGATAAATCCATTTTTAGATATCACTGGTCCTGAAAAAGTTGTGTTTGCCATATTAAACCTCCTAGGTTGTATAGACCTTGCCACATAATCTCTATACCGTCTGCTAGCTCAGTTTATGTGACTTGTTATGCTAGAAGTTAAATATGCCATAAAAAAAGGGCGGAGTCAAAGACTACCGCCCCTTTAAAGGAAGGAAAAGTTCTATTAAGAACCTTGTGAACCGTATACACAACGAGGATCAGAGAAGCCGAAGCTGTATCTTTCTCTCGCTTTGTATCTCACATTACCTGTATCGAAGTCACCTTCCATAGCTGTTGATAATGGAGTTCTTACAAAGTGCTTAAAGCCATTAGGTGCATCAGTTTTGATGAAATAACCATCTGTATCAGTTAAGTAGTGGTTTACTACATAACCCTCAGGGATCATATTCATGTTTCTTAATGCGTTAATGTCATTATCAGCAGTTCCTACTCGACCTGGTGAGTTTAAGATTCTATCGGCAACGAATTGTAGTTGAACTGGTACGATCAGTTTTCTACCTCTAGTTGCAATTAATAGACCTCTTTCATCCACATACTGAGAAATGTCAATTAAAGCTTGCTCTAATGATGTTTCATTAAGGTCAGCGTCAGTTGCACTTCTGTTTGAGAATGTACCACCAAGAGCGGTTGGGTGAGCAGCGTTCACAAGTGAAACACCATCACCACCAGGATTAGTACCTGCTGCACCAGATGCTGCAAAGGCAGTGTTTAATACGTCAGCAGCTTTAATCTGCTTTGTATATGCCATTGATCTAGCTAATGCACGTGTGTATCGAGCAGATAGTCTGTCATAAAGATTATCTTCAACAGCTTCTTCTGTGATAGCAAATGCTAGTGCAATAGTTTCGTGTGAATAACGAGCTGTAAAGCTTTCTTGAGCTTGATCAAAAGTGACCGCTGCTCCTTCAGACTTTGTTCTCGCATTACCGAAACCAACTAACATTACTTCTTCTTCAAAAGCTCTTTCAGATGTCTCTTGATCAAAGATCTCTGCATGTTCGTTTTCGTATTTGTCATATTCCAGGCCGAATAAAGCGTTCAAACCTGGCTCTAGTTCTTTAACTAGTTGTTGTCTTGATATTGCCATGATTTAACTCCTTATACTCCTGTTGTATCAGTTAATGAGTGTTTGTTGATCTTTACAATAATAGATGCATTCGCTGAAGAATAATCATTATTATCAGGATCAGTAGATAAACTCACTACTCTGAAGTTAGCTGCACTGCTGGTTGCAAATGAAGTACCGTCTAAAGCTACGTTAGAAACGCCATCTCTAGATGATCCTGCACTGTATGTAGCAATGTTTGCATTGCTTCCAACCTGTGCTTGTCCGCCATTTGTATCATCGATCTTCACTTCAAAAAGTGCGTTAGGATCGTCAATTACATTGGCTACGATATCGTCAGCTGCTATTCCGCCTGGATAGAAATTTGAATAGGTTGGTTTTTGTGTAGTTGGGTCTGTGTAAAAACAACCGTTGAAAATCCCTATCAACTCAACACCAGCAGAAGATCCGACAGAAATTGAACCGTTTGCATTTAATACAACCGGGTCACCTTGGTATATTGCACTTGATTCACCGTTAGCGATCACATATTCGTTTTGTGCTGAAGCATTATAGCCTGCACCAACTTTTTTGACCGAACGAAAACCAAATATACTATTTATATTTGCCATCTTGGACTCCTTAGTTACTTAAGTTATTATTCAATGACTTAAGGGAGCTATTTTTTTCCGCCACCAAAAGTCACCTTACTTTGCCTATCCGCATGAATAGGCATACTAGGGTGTTCGTCTTTGAATAAATCATTTTCGACTGACTCATTTTGTCCAAGAGTTTGTTGACGGAAATATTCATCTCTGTCTTCTTTAACTTCAATAGGACATCTCATCAGTACAAGACCACCTACTCCTATAACACCTTTGTATTTACCGTCTTCGTATTTTGGTAAATCCATTCTGTCTGGAAATTCATCTGCCCTAACAAATTCATATCCAGAACGAAGTCTACCCATGATATTTTTATCATCGGTCATACCTCGCATTTCAGCTCGAACCCAACGATGATGCCATCCTTCGGGTGGTTCGGGTGCTTGAAGCGATGATGGAGGAACCCAACCTCTTTTACGAACTTTATTTTCACGGGTCTCTGAAGAGCGTGAGGATTTTTTTATTTTAGTTTCATTTTCCATTTTATGCCTCCTTCACGTATTTAGCATATTGTTCAAGTGTTACTCCTAATCTCCTTGCCATTGCAGCTTGAGAAGGGGACAACTTGACTGTCCTACGCCCAGAGGTTTTTGTACTGCGTGTAGCAGAGGCAACAGGCTGAGCGAACTTTGTTGTCTCTGAATTTCCCTGATTAAACTTATGAGGGAAATATTCACGAACTCTTTTATCCAATTCATCATAGTATAAATCACTATTAGGATCAATCTTTTCCTGCAACACTAATGTTCGATGAATGGCCTTAGCAGCATCCGTCATGACTTCATCATTACCAAACCATTCATTCTTTTCAGCCCACTCTACTGCCTTTGGATCGGCTTTCGGTCTAGGTTGATATTGTTGATTATTGATTTGTTGTTGATTATCAGCGGTTTCTTTAGCTTTATTTTGTTCTTGAATCTGCTTAGAATATTTAATTCTTTCTGCATCAATGGTTAATCTTGCTATCTCTTGATTAGCTTCAATCTGTGCTTCCACATCTCTTTGAGCAATAGCATTTTTTAACTTATTTTTTGCTAAGTCTAATTGATTCTCGACACGAGTACCAAACTCATCAATATAATTTTTATCTAAAGTTTCATATTTAGATTTAATATCTTGAGCTTCTTTTTGTACTCCTTGAGCATAAGCTAAAGCAGACTCTTCACGTCTTTCTGCTTCTCTTAATCTCTTTGTTAGTTTATCGATTCTTGCTTTTACTTTGGCAGAGTATTGTTCTGTCTCCTCTTCCATTCTGGGAGATTCTTGTTCAACAACTTCAACTTTTTCTGCTTCCGTATTTTGTATGGGTTGTTGATTATCCTCTAAGGTTACTTCAACACTTTCATCGGTATCAACAGGCATATTTTTTTCTTCTAGCATGTCAGCCTCCTTACATGTTTAGGAAATCTTCAGGATCATTAACCACTGCTAAGATTTCATCGTCATTCATTAGTCTAACTTCTCCATCTTCAATCTTGATTCTTGAACCTGCATATTTACCAAAGACAACAAAATCTTTTTCCTTGCACCAAGGTCCATTAGGAAATCTATCTTTGTCTTTATAGGCATCAGGTCCAACTTTTAAAACTAAACCGATGCTACTAGCTACTTGCGATTCTTCGAGAGATTGATCTGTGAGAATTATACCACCTTTGGTTTTCTCTTTTCTTTTATAGGGAAGAACTAAAATTCTCCACCCTGTGGGTTTCGGAAGTTTCTCAATTATCGAGTCCTTCATCGTCATGCTCCATTCTTTTTAGCAACGAATTAATTTCATTTAAGATTTCGTTGTAAGCATGGTATTTACCTACCATGTGTTTATACTCTTCCCAATCTTTAACACCTGAGGTTAGGTATAAACTAATGTCATTTTGCCTAACTTTCAAGATCTTTCTAAGATGATCTGCTACTTTAATTACATCCATTGTGCTGTTGCCACAATTTTTGCAAGAGATTCACATCTCTTTTTTGTTTGTTTATGCCATCTTGAATCTTTCATGTGCATCGCTGCCATTTTTCCATCTTT